CCGGGGTTGCCGTTGGTGATTCCGTAGAACGTGCCGAGCAGCGAACCCGTCGTAACCGGCCACGTCGCCGACGTTGGAACGCCCCCGCCTCCGCCACTTGCCGGTGCCCACGTCGGAACACCGCCTACCATCGTCAAAACGTACGTGTTCGTTCCGGTCGAAAGGTCGGCAACCGGAATTGGTGTCGTGACGTTAAACGTGAACGTTCCGGTCGGACTCTCAACGATGGAGATGAGAGTACCGTTGTCGAGTGTGATCGCACCCGTTGCACCGTTGATTGACGAGACGCCACCACTGCCGGTTGGAAACTGTGACCAGGTAGCACCGCTTATACTTGCGCCTGAGGTGTTGATGTAGAGCGCGGTTGGTCCGGTCCCGTCGAAGCGAACGTAGATGGCTCCATTCTGAGCAACGAAGTTCGGGACGCCGATACCGAAATAGAACGGCGTATTGTTTTGAATCGCCGCTAAGCGTGTTGCTTGGTTAAGGGCTTTTTTACCGTCGTCGCTTGCCACGGGTACTTGCTAGTTCCGTTACGGTAGCAGTTTCGGCGGGAGGCTCGCCTTCGGGTTCATCCCACTTCTTGAGCATTTCGAGAAGAATGTACTCGGCGGCGGCACAGCGATGCATGTTAATCTGTGCTTCGGAAGCGGTTGTTTCGGCGCGCTGCTTTTCTTCGCGTACCGCAGTCAGTTGGTCTTCGATAGCTTTACGGTCAAGAGGCATGGATGCTCCTTAGTCGGCCAGCGCCGTCCAGGTTGTGCCTGTGGTAGATGCACCGGTCGTATTGAGATACCAGCGCGCAGCCGCTCCGCCGTCGTAGCGAAGATAGATGGACCCGTTACCGGCGCTAAATGAAGGGGCTCCATTGCCGCCGTAAAGAGCGGGGCCGCCGGGCGGGTACGTCCCGTTGCGACCAGGTTGAATGCCGCCCTCAAAAAGAGAGACTGCCGTCCCCGTAGCGGTGTACCCGGCTGCCTGAACTTGCGCCCCCGTCGCAGTAATACCGCCCGGAAAAGTGGAACTCCCGGTCGCAGTAAACGGGGCATTTATGGTAAGCGTACCGTTTGTTGTTATGCCGTAGTCAATCTGGGCGTTCGCTATCGAACCGCCAACCTGTAACGCTCCGGTAGATGCAGTTCGGCTTGCCCACACGTCTCCCGCCGTTGCTGTCCCTGCGGTAGCACTTCCCGCCACAATCGACGTCGTGGCTTTGATCTGCCCGGTAACCGTCAACGCTCCGGTTGCGACGGCTCCTGAGGCTGCAATCGACGCGACCGTACTCCCCGCCGTCTGAAACTGGAACCCGTTGGTCGAGCCGGTTGGGACGTTGAGGATGAGTCCGCCCGTGGCTGCGTTGTCATTGGCAAGCGCCACAGCGGCATTCGATGGGCTTGTCAACGGCGCATTGAACGTGATGCCCGACGCGATATGCATGTTGCCGCTTGACGTAATCCAGAAGTCCTTGGACCCACCCGACGTCAAGTAAATGTCGAACAAGTCGACGTTTTGCGACGTGATGCCGCTGATCGTGAGCGGAACCTGCGTCGTGACACCAGGAGCAATCACATACCCGTATGCCCCACCGAACGTCGCTTGCACCGTACTCGTCGGAATAATCTGAGAGGCGTAGATTCCAACAGATGAGTTGATATTCGTATTGTCAAGTTCGCCGTTTACGACCGTGGCGATTTCCGAGAAGTTCGCGTTGACCTGAGCCGATATCGCCTCGGTACCCGCCACGAACGTATACGGAATAGTGATGAGCGACACGGCTTACGTCCTTCCCAACTGATTCCAGACGCCAGAGCCGCCGCTCCAAATCCAGGGAGCCTGTGCGGTCAAGGTCTGTACACCGAAAGCGATCGACTCGAACTGCACGGAGAAGTCCGACCGCGACTGTGGAGCACCAAAGGGGACAAACCCGATGAGGCCGCCCCAGACTGATGCATCCCACAAGGAGCCTGATGTATCCCAATAGAGCGTATCCGTCGTCGCCGTTGGATTCGTCGTTTCTTGACTTGTCTGGCTCAAGCCGTAGTTCGTCGAGATGGTCAACTGCGCCGTAAAATTACCCGCTACGAAGAACTCGGGGTAGAACCGTTGCAAACACTTATTCGTTCCCGGCACCCCGATCTTGAAATACTTGGACTGGGCTTGGGCAAGGACCGGTGTCGTCCCGTCGAGCGAAGCCGCGGTCGTAACCGTAGAAATGTAGTCCCACGTATACACCTGCCCGGTAGTCGCCGACCCCACCAGGCACACGTACGGGTTGGAGTCTCCCGGAGCATTGAGCAAAATCATCGACGCAATCCCGGGCGTCGTCACGAGGACCGTCCAACCGCGCATAACTAGGTCGTAGCAGAGGATGGTATTCGGCGTTGACGAGTTCGAGCAATACCCCAGATGCAGTCGGTTATTGTAGATGGCCGCCCACGTCAGGTTCCAGTTCTGCGTCATTGGATACCCGGGCGTCAGTGGGTCATTCAGAATCCACGGCTCGATCTTCGTACTGATCTGCTGCGGCTCACTCTGTCCATCGAACGAGTAATAACCCATGTGTCCGAGAAAATAGACGATGCCGTTTGCGGAGACCATCGACAGGCCAGCAGACACCCCGTCATTGAAAGGCACGTCCTGAAGCGTAAACGTCGAAGGCCCCGTACCGTACAGCACGCTGATACCAGAGTTCCGCCCGATGACCAGGGTTGCCGTCGAACCCGACCCTTGGGCAACAAGCCCTTCGACCGGATATGAGAGAGCGAAGTTCCGATACGCCGGCAAGGTCTCCACGTTTGCTGTGATTCCGTCACCGCACCCAAAGATTTGATTGGGTGTGGACGAGATGCCGCCGAACCACAAAATGCCATTGACCGACGCGCACCACTTTGCATTCGCAGCAGAACTCCAGCCCGCAGGCGTATAGAGGTTGGTGCCGTCATACACGTACGGACCGCCTGAGCCGGTGCAAATAACGATGACGTCGGTGAGGCCCGCATAATGAAGCGCGTTTGCTTCTTGCACCTGTACCCAGGTCATCGGTAACGCAGAAGAACCGCCGACGCTCCCGATACTGACCCACGCTCCCGAACTCGGAACGCTGTAGAGCGTACCGTTGAACTCAGCGAGCAGCGTCCGTGTTTCGGCTTGGGGCGTCCCGTTCACAATGTCTTGGTAAAAACGAGCGAGGTAGGTCGCGTATGTACCGGCCTGAGTCGAGCCATACGTTGCCATACCGTTGCGCTGTTGAAAGGCACCGTCCGGCCGAAGATATCCGTTTAGCGCGATCGTCAGGTCATCATCGCCGACAAGCTGCGGCGCGGCCTTGACGTTCAAGCCCCCGCGGAACCCGTAAAAGGCGAACTCTCGGGATTCGGTCGTACCCTGCTGAAGCTTGTCGAGTGTCTTGATCGCCACGCTACGAACTCAAAAAGAATGGGGACGATGGGAAGCTCCGATTCGCTACGTCCCTCACGACCCCGGACTTCGGGATGACGCGACGATTTAAACTCTCTTTCAAGTCATCGGTCAGTTCTTTGTACTGCGGTGCCCAGATTTCTTTCGCTTCTGCTGAACGTCCGCGGTACTGTAGCGTCCGCATGACGGCGTAGAGAATAGCTGCCTCTTGGGCTGACGTGTCCAGATTCGTCCATGACAGAGCAGTCGTATCGGCGTAGAGCGATGGGCGAGCACGGTAGTAGATATTGACCTGCCCGATCATCGCCGCCGGGTACAACTGCATGAGCAGCGCGCCGCCGGTCCCGGCTCCGATCGCGGTGTTTGAGGATGGAGGGTTTGCCGTCCCCGTAACGAGTGGATACGGAATCGTGTACGGACTTCCCATCGCAACGGGACTCGTATTCTGAAGATAGTATGGGCCACCGACGGCTCCCGCGTACACGTTGTAGCCGTTCGCATTCGACTGACCGGGCGGAAATTGAACCTGCCCCTGTTGAGCCGTCGTTGGTGTAATGTCGGCAACCGCCGAGAGCGTGGTCTCACCGTTTGGGTTCGTGTAGGTAACGCCGACTTCGATAATCGTACCGTTCGAGGTGCCGGCGATCAGCGCGAGCTGGGTCTGCGGCGGTACCGTCAAGGTCTGTGTCGGTGCGGTGCCTTGGTCCTGATAGACGAAGTACGCTTGCGGCGGCCCGAAGCCTACGGCCGGGAAGCCCGCCGCGGCGTCCATGAAGGCAGCTTGTTCTAACTGCGTCATTGGATAGACCAATGCGCCTTGTGCAAATGGCGACGCGCTTCCCGTATTCGTTGAGTTTGCTGAACCCATAGAGAAGTTGGCTGAGACGATATCCATGACGTCATCGTTCAGCGTCACCGTGGTCTGGTTCGCTACGGTCGGGTAGCCTGCCCACAGACGGATGCCACCAACACGGCGTACCGTCTCTTCTAAGCCGCGGTTCAGGAAGAGAAGGATCGTTGCGGCAGGCGGTAGCGTTGGCTCGTTTGCGTAAACCTGCACGAGCGAGATGGCCGTCGCCGCGTTGTACCCTTGAGGAGTCTGGCCTTGCGGCATTTACTTACGCCCCAGCTTCCGAGACTTCTTCAGCGAGTGCTTCCGCTTCTTGCTTTTGCGTTTGTTCTCAAGAGCGATTGCGATGGCCTGACGGTCAGCCTTCTTCTTGCCGAACTTCTTTTTGGTACGGCGGTAGGTTTTCCCAGTATGGAGTTCCCGGATTGCTTTTCCCGGCTCCTCACCTGGCTCCAAAGGCATCGCTCATTGCCCCACGCACACGTAGTGCCCAGTGACCGACTGCGTAACAAGGGCTATCGCCGCTATGATGATGAAAAGCCGCCTCACGGAGGACCAAGCCACAAGAAGGCTACCCCGGTTGTCGGTGTCCCTGAAGCAACCACGCTAAAGCCGTTGCAGGGAAAGCCCGGAGCCGGGAACGTGATGACCTGCGAGGCACCAAGCGCCCCAATCTGCGGAAGGTTGGCCGTGCTGCCGCTATTGTCGGTCAAGGCTAAGGTCGCCGTCTGCGCGGCGTTTGCTAGGTTGACGATGCCAACGAGATACCGCGCGTTCGCTGCGGGCGTTGCGTTCGTCGTCGTGACGAGCAGCACGCTGTACGGAGGCGCAGATACTTGCCCAGCCATTAGCCTTTACGAGCGCGCTTGACGCCCTTCTTCGACTTCTTCTCCTGGATACGGCGTGAGAATGGGGCGACGT